GTTCATATAGTAAGTATGTTGACCGTAAAAGTCAATAAAAATCTAAGAAAGGAGGGGCAATTCCTCCGCCACCTGAAGGAGGCGGTATCCTTGCCCACAATATCATGATTCAATTCCTTATCGGTGTCGGATGCCTCATGCTCGGGATGTTTATGCTGTGCGTATGGGCGATGCTGTCAATATCCAAGAAACCCACTCCGGAGGTGAGGCGGTGAGACAAAAGGAAATCGTCGATGTCATTATGGAGGCTCGCAAGTTAATCGGACGGGCAGAGGCCGTACTGCTCGAATCGAAAGGAAACGACCTTCTGTTTATCACCGGAAATCGCACTACGGGCGCGCTGCGCAGGCAATCCATGGAGCTCACAAGGGCACTGGCAAGGTTGAGGGGGACCGGAGGATATTGATCTCGCCGAAAAGAGCCACCGAAAAATGCTCTTGACAGGCGGGTGCGTTTGGGGTATGTAGGGATATCCGTAGAAGTACAGGTGGAACCACGACAATTATAACCTCACAGATTATGGCCTCGGAAGAGAAACGGTTCTGCCGCTTCTACGGAACTTCCGGGGCCTTTTCTGTGGGTGAAGGGGTTGTCGATGAATAAGAAAGAATCTGCACTTCATTATCTCTCTCTTGGAATGTCAGTTATTCCAGTAGGAAAAGATAAGAAACCTCTCATCCAATGGTTAGAGTTTCAAAACCGGCTTCCTTCCACAGATGAAATAAATGAATGGTTTATAAAGTTTAACGATCCAAACATCGGAATCGTAACCGGAAAAATATCGAATCTGTTTGTGGTAGACGTAGATTCAACGGAAGCACTTATTGAAGTAGAAAAGTATATTCCAGATAGTTTGGAAACACCGGTTGTGTCCACTCCCCGTGGAGGAAGGCATTTTTATTTCCGGCATATTGACGGGATATCGAACCGGGCAAACATTCTCGAAAAGGTGGACGTAAGGACACAGGGCGGCTTTATCGTTGCACCGCCATCTGTAAATGGCAACGGGAAAGCATGGTCTTGGATTACGGGGCTGGATTCCACAATTTCGGACGTGCCTGACTCTCTTGTTTTCATATTAAAGAAAGCATTCTTTAATACTCTTAATAAAGAGTTAATTAATACTAATAATATAAGGGACTGTGACAAACCAACATCACAAAACATCACAAATATCACAGAATGTCACATTTTAGCCAGAGAAGGGAACCGGGACGATGCTATTTTTCATGCCGTAAACATCATGAGAAAAGGTGGGGCGAAAGAAGATGAATTGTTTAAGTACGGAATAATACTTGCAAATTCGTGTGTACCGCCATTTCCAGAAGAAGAAGTAATAATAAAAATCAAGTCTGCAATCGCACGGTCGGACAGAAAAGAAAAGAACATTGCAAGGGACTTACGGGACTGGGTATTGTCACTAGAAGGTCACTTTAATATCACAGAATATCACAAGGAGTCACAACTTGTCACAAAAGAGCAAAAACATGCCTGCCAGGTTGAAATAGGGCGTTTGGTTAAGGAAGGAATAATAAGGAAATACGGAGACAAGCGCGGATGCTATGAACCGGCAAAGGATGAGCAAGAAACAACAATCGATATTTTCTCGGCGGATGCAACGCCGTTAAATATAAAATTCCCCCTAGACGTTCACGACCTCGTAAAGATCATGCCGAAAAACATCATCGTGCTGGCTGGAGAGGTGAACTCCGGAAAGACGGCTTACCTGCTAAATCTTGCGGCCCGTAACATGACCAGGATGGAAACGGTATATTTCAGCTCCGAGATGGGAAAAGCTGAATTAAAGGAGCGAGTACGGCATTTCGACTTCAATATAGAGGCCTGGAGGCAGGTTCATTTTGTAGAGAAAGCTTCCGATTTTTACAAAGCGATCAGGCCGGAAGGGTTGAATATTATAGATTATTTAGAAATACACGAAGAATTTTACAAGGTGGGGAAGCTCATCAAGGACATTTTCGACAAACTAACAACCGGGATTGCCGTGATTGCCATTCAGAAGAACAAGGGGCGCGATGAAGGATTGGGGGGCGAGAGATCGAAAGAGAAGGCGAGGCTTTATCTTTCCATTGAGCCCGGAAAGCTCAAGATTGTGAAAGCGAAGAATTGGGTTAACGCAACAATGAATCCCAATGATATGACACAGGAGTTCAAACTTGCGAAAGGATGTCGATTTAAGCCGGAAGGGACGTGGAAAAGGACTGATTAAGCCTTTGTGGAAGGGTGTATTCAATCTCAATCGAGAGATCCATGTTTTATATGCCCATTCATACACGGAAAGGCAGGCATGGGTAGTTATGTGCAGAAGATTGGCAGATAAAACAGGGGTGAGATGGAGTACAGTAACGAATTATTTTAACGGAGATAAAGACAACTTCGTCATTACAAAGGAAATCGATGAAAGACAAAGAATTAATTGAAGAAATAACCAATATCATTGAAGCCGGAATCATAGTCGACCGATTCGCAACCTCAAGAGAAAACGTGAAAGCGCTTGTATTGCGGCAGGTGTGCAGAGCGACTAAGGCGTACCTGGAAAGCAAGAGAAGACGCGAATTCGATGCCGAAATATCCCAAAAGATAGATGCGATAGACACGATGCTTAAGTGGATTGGAGAAATCGTAGACGCAAAGGAGGAGTCATGAACCATGACCTAGGACAGATCGTGCACAGGATGGAACGGAGAAAGACGGACGCATCGAAGTCATCGCTGAAGAACGAATTGTTGCAGTGGAGAGATGCCCTGGAGGTGAAGCGCAGGATTCCAGATTGGAAACAGTTTCTTTCCGAACAGCTTGGACTCCGCAAATCTTCCCTGTTCGGCGGAATCCAGGTTTACAGGGAGTTTGGGGCCCTGCTGTTGCACCCGGTTGACGGAGAAGGGGACGATGCTTTCGACGTCCCATGTGAGTATGCCACGATACCGGTCAGCTCACTGAAATTACTATTGAAAGTGGCTAAGGGATGCTCCGACGATGTTAAGGAGGTCTGGCTTACCGAGGCGGCTGCTCTCAGCTTTAGCGATCTTCGCAAGCTTATCGCGGAAAAAGAAGGTCGCCCCGTATGCGATTGCACCGGAAAGCCGGTGGAAAAGATCGTCTGGTGCTGCCCCGACTGCGGGAAACGGGTGAAGAAAGACGAGGAGGAGGAAAGTGATGAAGCTCACGCCACAGTAAAAACCCGGCACGGGTAGGGCGCACGGATGGCCGCTCAAGGGGCCTGCGCGGACGGTGACAAGAAAATAAGGCGACACCCAGGGAAAAGACACGCCGCCCGACATCCAACGCCTTAGAACCGATTTAAACGGCCTGTGTGGAATTGTCCAACTTTTTGGAATTTGCGGAATGGATACACAGACCAAGCCTAATCACACTCACAGGAGATTTTATGCAAAGCATTTACAATGCAATCGACTCAGGGCAGTACGACGCGGCCATTGTCATTCTCGTGTTCTCCATTCTCGTGTACCTGGCAACAAGAAACCGAATAGAAAGCAGGCTTTGCAAGGCTTTTGTCATGGCGACGTATCCGGTAGTTTGGATCGGGGGAAAGTGGATGGAGAGGATCGAGAGGATCGATAGACAAGGTAAGGCGGAGCCCAATCGTGAGCCAACCGTATCCGACATCCGGCCAGCCGGAACGATCCGAGTTCGCGCCATGGGGGAAAACGGTGTATGGGCAGAGCTGCACGACTACCCGCTAAGGCTTTTGCCAACCGGCATATTACCGAAATTTTTATCTTGACAATCCCATCATTTTCTGCTTTCCTTCACCTCGACGACACACCACAACTACTTTTCGAACCGAATAGGCACGGTATGTGAACGACAAACCAATGAGCCAGCAAGAAACGGCAAGGAAAACGGGGAGAAAAAAAGGACTCAACCCAAAACAACAGAGGTTTGTAAACGAATATCTGATTGACCGGAACGGCACGCAGGCAGCGATTCGAGCAGGGTACAGCAAGCACACTGCCGGAAACATCGCTGGAAATCTGTTTAAAAAAATAGAAATCAGGGAGGCAGTAGCAAAAGGAGAGGAGGAAATAGCCAAGGGAACACAGCTCTCCCGTGACTATGTGATCAACGGTCTCCTGGCAAACGCCGAGCGGGCCATGCAGTACCGAAAGGTATTGGATAAGGATGGAAAACCGACAGGAGAATTCAAATACGACGGCCAAGTTGCAAACCGCGCCTACGAACTTTTGGGGAAAGCCATAAACATGTTTGCCGAAACAAGGCGCATTGAATTCGACGAGGCGACGCTGAATGCAATCCTTGCAGGACTGCCATCCGGATTTGGTGAGGCAGTACGCGCAGAACTTAGCCGCATTATTTCCGAAAAGCGTGGTTGAGAGCGCGCTTTCGGTTTCTGCGGCCTTTGAATCCTACCAGGGTGACCCGGTAGGGTTTTGCGAGACCACTTTCGGCGAGACTTATACCGATGACGTAAAGAAGATGATGGAATCGGTGAGGGACAACCCCGTAACGATTGCCAAATCGGCCAATCAGACAGGTAAAAGTCATGGAGCGGCCCGCGTTGCCGTGTGGTTTGCCAAATGCTTCCCCGATGCCCAAGTCTACACGGCCGCTGCACCACCCGAGGACAACCTGCGGCGCATTCTATGGGGTGAAATCGGGAACCTGGCAATCAAGCATAAGTCTATTTTTTCCGAATTTTCCCACAAAAACATGCATCTGGAACGCAATCCGCGCTCATTCATCACCGGTGTGACCATACCGCAAGCGGGAACAGATGCGGAACGACAGGCAAAATTTGCCGGCAAACATGCGCCTCACATATTGTTTGTCGTAGACGAGGGAGATGCTGTGCCCGATGCCGTATATGCAGGGATTGAATCCTGTATGTCCGGAGGTCATTGCAGGCTGCTTGTCATGTTCAACCCCAGAGCCGAGGCAGGGCCCGTATACCGGATGGAGCGAGACGGACTTGCCAATGTCGTGAGCCTCTCCGCACTCAACCATCCGAATGTCATGGCGGGCCAAAGCGCGATCCCTGGAGCCGTGGATCGCGAGACTGTCGTGCGCCGCATCAATCAGTGGTGCCGCCGGATGACAGACGCAGAGCCCCCGGATGCCGAGTCCTTCGGGCTTCCCGATTTCCTGATTGGCTCGACGGCCAAGGACCAGAAAGGAAAGGTAATGCCTCCTTTGGAAGCCGGCTTCTACAAGATCATGAATCCGGCTTTTTCGTACATGGTTCTCGGCCGCTACCCGGCTCAGGGCACGAATCAGCTCATCTCCCGCGAGTGGACTGCGGCCGCCAGGGCCCGCTGGGACCTCTACGTCACAAAGTGGGGAGAGATCCCGCCGAAGGACGTTGCCGGAATCATGGGATTCGACGTCGCCGAATTCGGGGATGATCTCACCAGAGCCTGCTTCCGCTATGGCGGGTATGTAGATCGGCTTACCGGATGGGGAGGCGTCGATATGATGGAAACCGGTGACAAGGGGTCCATGGAATATCACAGACGCAACCTGTACGGCGTTTCCGTCGATGCCAATGGAGTAGGGGCAGGAGTGGCCCCCCACATGCGCAGGCTGCGATGCAACGCTCACGGCATAAAGGTGCAGGAGAAGCCAACGGAAGTCGTCGAAGAAGGCGAGTTCAAGATCATGCGAGATCAGCTCTGGTGGAAATGCCGGGAATGGTTGCGCGTGGATTCCGGGTCGATGCTTCCGCCTGACGATGAACTCTTAGAAGAACTCCACACCGCAACCTATGAGGTCAAGGGGAAGTTCATCCGGGTCATGGACAAGGACACGTTCAAGGAACTCCTGAAGCGCAGCCCGAACTCGGCAGATGCCCTCTGCCTGACATTCGCCACGCTCGATCAGAAGACGATTCCATTTGCCGTCAAGCCCATAAAGAAGGTGAGTTACGCATGGTGAAGCTTCAATACATCGTCGGCAAGGCACGGCAATTCTGCAAGAACGACGACCTCTATCCTTTCCCCAATAGGGCCGCTTACTGCTGGGCCGGATTTCGTTCGAAGTGGGGCCTCTCAAGCTGGCGCAACTTCCGGCGCGAACTCTTCCGCAGGCTGTCCAGCGCTTGCGGCGTGCAGCTTGGCCATGTGTCTCCATGGTACCTAATCCTCATCGGCTGCATCCTGTTTCCTTCCAGGGGGTTGCAGTACCTCTGCGAGAAGATTGTCCCCATTGGTTACGACATCTGTAGCGATTCGTTTAGGGTCGGTAAGCATCGCTTTGACAGGTGGTTTCTTGAGGACCTCGCCGGGTTTCCGAAAGGGACCGTGTTTCGGATCGTGGAAAACGACGGCAAGCACATAACCATCGAGAGGATCAACTGATGCCAACCCAAGGCCTCGTAACGCCCGAACCTCTTGTCCAGACCGGCAAGACCTACGCCGAGCGACCGCTAATCCGTCGCCTCTCCAATGAGGACATCGAGAAGCAAAAAGAGGCCGAGGCAATGACGGCCTTCCAGTCCCGGCAGAACAGACCGGTGATCTCTAACCTCGCTTCTCACATCCGGAGCGCCTTTACCGCCGCCGTGTCGGCAAAGTCCACGATCCAGCAGCGCGGCCTGATGTGCCTGCGGCAGCGCGAGGGTATCTACGAGGCGGATGTCCAGCAGCTAATCAAGCAGTCCAATGGCACGAACATCTACATGATGATTACCGATGTCAAGTGCCGGGCCCTGGAGGGCTGGCTCAAGGACATCATGCTTCCCTCAGGCGAAAAGCCGTACTCCATCGACCCCACTCCGATCCCTGACATACCTCCCCAGTTGGTGCAGAAGGCAACGCAAGCCTTCGTTCAAGACTACATGGGAAGAGTGGCGCAACAGGCGGGAGTAGATCCGGCTACACTCCCCGCCGAGGCGATCAGCGAGGACGACTTCCGGCAGGCAGCCGAGCAGTTCAAGGACGAGCTACTTGCGCAGGTCCGCGAACAGGCAAAGAAGGATGCCGACGCCATTGAGAACAACGTCGACGATGAACTTACAGAAGGCAAGTGGTATGAGTGCCTAAGCGAATTCATTGAGGATTTCGCGACCTACCCGACAGCGTTCATGGAGGGGCCGATCTATCGCAAGCGTTCCGTGCTCGCATGGGAGCCTATCCAGGGCACGATGATGTCACGGATAACCGTTGCGGAGAAGATCGTCAAGGAATACGACCGGGTTGACTTCTTCGATGTATATCCGGCTCCGGGGGCAAAGACTGTCCAGGATGGAGACCTGTGCATCCGGAAACGCTACACTCGTCGCGATCTCGACGCCCTGCGAGGAGTGGAAGGGTTCGACAGCGATGCAATCGACCAGATCCTTAAGCAGTATGCCAGAGGCTACAGAGAGTGGGTGGCCTACGACACGGAAATTGCCGACCTGCACGACAGACCCAATGAGACACAGGACCCCGAGGGGCATATTGACGGCATCAAGTTCTTTGGCTCCGTCCAGGGATTCATGCTCCGCGAGTGGGGCATGTCGGTCGAAGAGATCCCGGACCCATATCGAGAGTACCCGGTAATTGCATATTTGGTAGGGACCTACGTCATTGGGGCCCGCCTTAATCCTCACCCGCTTGGCAGACGTAACATCTACAAGGCATCGTTCCGCAACAAAAACGGCTCGATATGGGGTAAGGCTCCCGCCGAGGTCATGCGGGACAACCAGAATATCTGCAACTCGGCGGCTCGGGCTATGTGCAATAACGCGGCGGTGGCTTGTCTTACCGGAGATACCGTTGTATACAGGCAAGGGCAACGTCACGGCAAGGCTCCCGTCACCCTTCTTGAACTGTGGAATCGCAAACACAGCCACAACAGCGGCCTTCGCAGAACAAAATTGCGCTCTCTCGATGAAGAGACGGGGAAATTCTTCTCTAATCGCGTCGTGGATATTCTCGACAACGGCATTGCAGAGGTATTCGAGGTCGTCACCGAGCGCGGATACCGCATTAAAGCTACAAGTAATCACAGGTTTATGCGTGAAGACGGCGAGTGGAGCTACCTTGATTCGTTCGGAGCAGGCTCCCTTATTGCCGTGAATGGACAAGCCGCAGCCTCTCCTCTTGTTTGTATTGAGTGCGGAGGAGAGAAATCAGCCAGGGGAATCAGGTGTAGAAAATGCGCTTCGCAATTCCACAACAGCGAGTGGAATCGGCGGCAGGCGGAAGCGGCCAGGACGAACCGCGACTCTTCAGGAACGACCGCAAGGAGAAGAAAGGTCTGTCGCCTGGAGATGAAGGATTTTTGTGCAGATTGCGGCGTGAAAGCATCAGAAAGCAAAGGACTCCATCAACACCACAAAGACAGGGACCCGTGGAGGAACGAACCCGATAACCTCATGACGCTCTGCGAGCCGTGCCATGTAAAACGTCACACCAAAGAAGATAGTTTCGGCGATCCCTTCCTTCATCGATATGTTTCCTACGACCGGGTTGTGTCTATCCGGTCTGTCGGAATGGAGCGTGTTTTCGATCTTGTCATGACAGGGCCGAATCACAACTTCATCGCTAATGGATTTGTCTCTCATAACAGTGGACCGCAATGCTGGCAGTTTGTCGATCTCATCCCTGCCGAGTGCGACCGGACGAATATCTACCCGTGGAAGATCTGGGAGTTTTCATCCGAGAGGGTAAAGGCCGCCGGCATGAAGCCCATGGAATTCTACCAGCCCGATCTCCACGTCGGGGAACTCCTGAAGCTCTACCAGTACTACTTTGAGCAGGCATCCGAGGTGACCGGGATTCCGGCATACATTTACGGCTCGGAAAAGGTTGGCGGAGCCGGATCGACGGCCAGCGGACTCTCCATGCTGATGAACGCAGCGGCCAAGGGCCTGAGAAATGCAGCCTCGAACATCGATAAGGGAGTTATCGCCCCATCCGTAGAGGAACATTGGCTGACGATCATGCTGACGCAGCCTTCCCTGGCTCGTGGAGATTGCCGGATCAAGGCCCGGGCTTCCGAATACCTCATCCAGCAGGAACAGCTCCAGATGCGCCGGTCGGAAGTGCTCGAAAGGACTAACAATCCCGTCGACTTGCAGATCATGGGGATTGACGGCAGAGCGGAACTGTTGAGGGAGAATTTCAAAAGCCTGAAAATGAACGTGGACAAACTAATTCCTCGCCGGGAGGATATGATTGTCGCCCAAGTGCAGCAGCAGGTACAGCAGATCGTCATGAAGCTCTCGCAGTCCCTTGGAGTGGCTCCCGAGCAGATCATGGCGGCGTTGCAGAGTCCGGGACCGTCTGCGCAGCCGGGGAAGCCGCAGGAAATCGGGCCCGACGGTCAGCCCATGGCCGGAAAAGACGTAAGGATGGTCAATCAATGATGGATTTCATCAGGTTCATGGCATTTCGGTATTGGAACGATTTCGATGCGAAGTCTGCTGGGTATCGCGTCTACGTCCTGTTTGCCTGGACTTTCATGATCGTTGCATTGGCATCGGCGTATAACGCTTATTGTATCATCAGGAGGTTGCTATGAACGAAGCCGAAATTATTATGCGAATGATGCTTCCCGCGTTTGCGAAACTTCAAAGAAAAGGCGCCGAGGAGTTCCTCGATGCCTTAAACATATGCCTCGCGCCGGTAAGGGGGGATTTCCTTTTCCGTCTCACGGGTGATGGAGTTGATTTATGGGGGACGAGGGACATGAAGGCATACGAGATGAAACGTCTCATGGATATGTGCCTGCCGGAAAACAGACTTGGGACGAAGGAAGATCCCGTTATTCTGACCGAAAACAACTTACTGTACATCTTATTAGACATGATCTCGGTCGTCAATAAGAGTTCAGTAATTGAAACAGGAAATAATTACGCCATCATCTCCAGCGCGAGTGTGCTCCGTAAGCTTAGAAAAGCAGACGTGAATACGGGAATCGTTGAAAATCAAGGCGAGAGCCAAAGCGATTTTATCGGAAGAATGTCCATTGCAAACTCTACGCTTTCTTTCTACCGCAACGACATGGTGCCTTCATATTGGCTGCGCGGTGGGGATGAGATACATGATGTTGCTACAACGATTTTCTGCATAAAGACAGCCTCATGCAATCCGTATATGCTCGCGAAAGAGCAGATAGCAATGGCCATCGTGAAGGTTGAATCTGCCGAAAAGCCAAGCAACAAGCAGAAGCCTATCCTCGTGCAGAATCCTCCCGGCGTATGGGAATGGAAAGCAATGTTCAGGGCGAAGCTGATTTCCTCTCTGTATGCCGAGTTCAGCAAGAGACACCCGGAAGCCAGCACAGATTATGAAGGGACCATAGAAAGGCTTGGCGATACCGTCAGTATTCGTCCCAAACCGAAGCTGGGAGCATTTCAAATCTTCATCAACTTGGTCATAAGCCACGAAGTTGTTTTTCCCTACCCTGACCCAATCCTCAGAACAAGAGATGCAATAGAAGCCGAGGAGTGCATTGGCGAAGTAATTGCCAAGTTATGTCTTCCGACATCTCCGATAAAGGCATTTGCCGCACAAATCATCGACAATGGGGAAACCTACAGTATCGTATGGGGTGTGCTCGCCGAACCGAATACAGTCAAGCCTCCCCTCGAGGTGCAGTCACGGAAAGACAAGCAATGCCGGGACTGTGCGTATTGGGCGAAAGATGTTCCGGACATCATCCATCGCAAGCCCTGCCTGCTTCCATCGGAAGCAAAGAGCGAGATGCCAAAGGTTCTCACTCACGCAACATATTCCTGCCCGGACTGGAAAAGGGTCGAGGTGGAGTCGTGAGCGAGCACAAAAAGACTTATGCCGACGATCTTACGCTCGATGAAATTAAAGCGAATGATCTTGAGATGACGAAGGAAGCTATAAAGCAGGCCAATAAGTACAGCTTCGGCCCGGACGCGAAGAAAGCCGCGCTGTTCGTGCGTTCGTGCCTGGAACGGACCTTCATCCACTTGGGAATGACCTCTCCGCGTCCTCCGGAAAACTGCAACTCCGGCCCGGCTCGTCTACGTCATGCGGCCAAGCTCGACAAGGAGATGCGGGAGAGACAGGTCCGCGTCGAACATCGCAACAAGTACACGGGCAACGATACTTGGCGCTGCGGGATATACGTCTACCAGCGCGACGAACTTGTTGCGTTCATCAGCGACGTCTTGATGCAGCGCAGGACCGAGATGGACCCGATCTCGCAAAAGATCGGACGGGAACAGGTGGGGTATATTGTGGTAACCAATGCACGCCTCGACGACACAAAGCGGATCTTTCTCATGCCGGGGATCATGCAAAAGGCGAGCGGAAACTAATGTGTAAATGCCAGAAATGCTAAAGGAGGTTACCGAAATGAAAGAGGAGAAAAAAGGATATTCGAGACGGTCATTTTTGAAAAAAGGAGCGTGGATAGGAACCATAGCGACAATGATTCCGGCTGTGGTCGGAAACGCGGCAGCAATACAGTTGCCGACAAGCCCCCCCGCTGAGTCTGGACGCGACGATCCAAATATTGTTCCGACAACGCTGTCACCCTGTCCATTTTGCGGATCTCGAAGAGTGGAAATGAGCAGAACAAAGAAAAAAAACATCGTGCTGTGTAGAAACTGTGGTGGAAGAACGCGCGAAGCTTCAGATGATACAGAAGCCGCGCGAAGATGGAATGTCCGCGAATCGCTGTTCGAAACTATGCTAGAAATACGCGAGGAGATAGCCGCAATAAAGAAGGGGAGGTTACTGAAATGAAAAGGATTCTCGTTATCGTGACAATGATTCTGATCATGACACTTCCAGCCACAGCGGCGGACAAGCCAGATCCGGCGCTCGAAGCCTGGCAGCAGAAGGTGGACAAGGTCACGCTGGAGAAGGAAAACGCGATTCTCCGGATGCAGATCATGCAGATCAACCACCAGCAGCAGCAGGACATCTTTCAGCAGAAAGAGAAGGAACTGAAAGCCCTTCAGGCCGTCAAGCCGGGGAAGAAGGACGAGAAGAAGAAGGAGAAGTGACCATGTCGACACAGAAAGGAATCATCGACAAAGCGGCCGACCAGTGCGTGAGGGCGATTCTCTACGACGGGGCCATCAAGGCGACGAAATACATCAGCGATAGGCTGACCGTGAAGGCGACCCGTATTCTTTACAAGAAGAGCAATCTTAGCCCGAGGGCTATCGAGATCCGCCTGACAGCTGGACGCCCGAACTACTTGGAGCGCAGATTCATCAAGGTGCTGGGAAAGGCCGGGGAAAAGTTCCCGGTGAAGAAAGTCCAGTTGAAGATGCCGAAGTGAGGCCCCGATGATCTCCATTCCCACGAACGACCAGAGCGCGGCCCTGAGCATCCTGTCCTCGATTGCCCGGTTCTCGACGCTTCCCGAGACACTGGGGATGATGGAGTGGCTGAAATCGGAACTGGAAAGGCTGGACGCGGCAAACCGGATCGAACTGGATAAAGACATCATGAGGCAACGGCAGGGAGCCTGCCAGACACTTGAAAAACTGCTTGAACTGACGGCAACCGCCGACAAGACGGCGGACAAGATTAGGGCAAATCAACGGAAACCGTAGGAGGGAGTCAGGCTGCACGCTATTCTCCCCCAAATATAGCGGTTCAGGAGCAACACAATGAGATATGAAGAATTTACCGTCGAAAATCTGACCGTCGGGTCGATCTTTAACAAGTATGGCAACCTGATCACCCCGGGCTGCAACCCCTCCGGAGGCCTCGACTACTTCGTCGACGGAAACAAATCCGTCAATGGGACCGATGGCCTGAGCTGGGGAAGGGCATACAACACCCTGGCCACGGCAATCGCAGCGAGCGACATCAGCATCGCGGCCACCCGCAACCGCTGGTGGGCTCGGCGCAACCGGATCTTCGTCGTCGGCGATGCACTCAGCGAAAACCTCGTCAAGTTCCCGACCAAGTGCGACGTGATCGGCCTCGGGTCCTACGACGGTTTCACCCGGGCGGGCCTCTCCGGGCGGCACCTTCCGGTTGGCGAATCCTACGGGACGCGGTTCTTCAACATCCACTTCAAGTCCCTTGCCCACGCTTCCCCGATCATCACCCTGACCAACGCGGCAGCCGGCCCGCAGTTCCGCGGCTGCATGTTCGACGGCACCCTCGGCACCATGACGAGCGCGATCCTCTCGACGGCTTGCCCGTTCCTGGTTGTCGACGACTGCGATTTCATGGGCACGTTCGTCACTTCCTACATCACCTTTGGAGCCGGCGAGGCTGGCGGGACGCAGATCACCAGAAACAGGATGCTCGGCACGGCGGCAAAGGGCATCGTCGCTCCTGGCACCACCACGGCTTCCTGGATGCCGCTCATTCAGGACAACGTGATCAGGGCGACCGGCATGCCGATCGACGAAGATGCAGGCGTTTTCTACGTTGTCAATAACCGCCTCATCACGGACATCAACATCGGCACCACGACAGACGGGTTCGATTTCAGCCTCGCTCTTTCCTGCGGGAACATCATGACCGGTCTTAATGGCGTGGCGACAACCGTTCCGTTCGCAGTAATTGCAGAATAACGAAAGGTGAGATTTTTCCTATGTAAAAACCAGGGCTTCCCGGACGGTCGGCCAACCTGACGGGAACGCAAGAAGGACCGAAGGCGCAGACCGAAAGGCGCGCTGAGGAATAAAAACAACAGGGGAGACGCCCAGGCGCCCCCGAAAAGGAGTGACACCATGGCAGTACCAGCTCAAGTGCAGGCTCGGGCAGACAAGGCGGACGAGCTTCTGAAGCAGGCCTCCGACTCGGAGAAACCCGCTCAGGCAGATCCCCCTAAACCCGAAGACCGGGACGCGAAACCGCCCGCACAGGAAACGGTTGAAGGTCTGAAACAGCAGTTGGCTACCCTTCAAGGAAAGTACAACGCGGAGATTGTTGCTCTCAAAGAAGACGTGAATATTCTCAGCGACCTCAAGCACTCTCTTAAACAGCGCGATCGAAAGATCCAGGACCTCCTCGGCCAACTCCAGGATGCCAACGGCAAACTGAACGAGGCCAACACGCTCATCGGAGACCTGCAAAAGCGGATCGCCGAGCCGGCAGACGACGTAAAATCCGTTCTGTCCGCTCTTTCCGAAGAGGACCAGGAGTATTTGAGGGGCGAGGGGTTCGACGAGAAGATCGTCGGGATTATCGCCAAGGCCCTCCAAAAGAAGGAACCGCCCCGCCAGAACGCCGACGAAGTTGCCCGGCTCAGGAAAGACATCGAGCAACAGAAGATCGACACGTTCTGGAAAGAACTCAGGGAGAAGGTTCCGGATTGGGACTCGATCAACGCGAGCGATGCGTTTTTGGACTGGCTCGACGAGAGGCTTCCTTACAGCTCAGAGACGCGCCTTACCCGTCTCAAGGCGGCACAGGCGATATCCGACTACACGACGGTGATCCAGATGTTCAACGACTTCAAGAGCGCAAATCCCGCAAAGGAGAATAAACCGGAGCACCGGATCGACCCTGCCAAGCAGATCGAACCGGATAGTTCCGTTGCCCATCAGCCCCCCGCAGACGGAAAGGAAACACCGGCGGGGAAAACGTACACGCGGAAAGAGATCGAAACATTTTACAAGGAATTCGCCCTCGCGTCCGCAAAAGGAAAGGCCACGGAGGAGATGAAAAAAATCGACGCGGACATTCTTCTTGCCAACCACGAGGGCAGAATCCAAGGATAAACCCGGGTCTGACGAGAGAGATCGGGGGCCGCCGACTCGGCCCCCGGCCCGGTAAGTACCTAGTCGGAGGGAAGCCATGAAAAAGGAGACACACCATGGCTTACCCCGTTGCATCGGGTCTCACGACCCATTCCGGTATTCTCACGCCTAACCGTTAATTTTTGGGCGTGTAAAACCGCTTCTGAAAAACTGGAACCGGACTTAGGGTGCCGGAACCAGAGGGAACAGCTAAAAAACAACACGCGCAGTTCAGGAGAAACCTATGAAGCGCTTAAGTTGGAAGTACATGGCAGGACTTGTAGATGGAGAAGGATGTATCGATGCAAATCTGTTCAGAGATAAGCGTTATGAGCATTTACCTCTATACATTCGGCCAAGGATCAGAGTGACTATGGTAGCCAGCAGCCTTTACATACTTGAGATGTTTAAAGCGAATCATGGGGGGACCCTTGATTTGCGGAAGAGTGATAATCCCAAGTGGCAAAGCTCCTGGACCTGGACGCTCGAAGGATCGAAACTCCGGCCGTTTCTCCAGAATATAGCCAACCATCTGTACCTCAAGAAGGAACAGGCGTTGCTGGCTATATGGATACAAGATCATCTGAGAAGAAGAGGCATGCAGTTTGCGGAGCCCCCCAAACAGTGCGCCAGCCAAGAGATGAAAGCCATGAAAACTGACCCGCAACGACTAAGTGAAGCGGCAATTCGCAAGATCGTACAGTGTGAAGGATATTCCTTTTGGTCTTCCCATGGCGATGCCTGCAAGAAATGCGGAACATCGGAAGAACCCCATGAAGCCAAGGGATATTGCAGGCGTTGTTACGATCTGATCAGAAAAGCGAGTTGATGCGATAGTCTGGCTATTCCGAGGAATAGTAGGAAATTTGGGCAGGTAAAACTCTACAGAAGTTCTATACGGCGACCGTGTTCGCCGCCATCAGTAACACGGAATTTGAGGGTGAAATCAAGCAGATGGGCGATACGGTTCACATCATCACCGTGCCCGACATGGTAGTCAGAGATTACGTTATCGGCCAGAAGCTCGTGCGGGATCGCCCGAATTCCAGCAAAGTCGACCTCCTCATCGATCAGGGAAAGTATTACTCATTCGTTGTCAACAGGGTCGAGAAAAAGCAGGCCGCAATCAATTACGTCGATAAGTGGACGGACGATGCCGGCCAGCAGATGAAGATAGCGGTAGACTATTCGATCCTGTCTTCCGTCTACGCCGACGCCCACGCATCGAACAAGGGCAATTCGGCCGGCGTTAAGTCCGGCGCGCTCTCGTTCGGGGCATCCGGAAACTTCATCAGCCTCGATAAGACCAACATCCTCGACTACATCGTCGATATGGGGACCGCTCTGGACGAGCAGAACGTTCCCGAAACGCAGCGCTGGATCGTATTCCCGGCGATTTTCTGCGGGATGATCAAGAAGTCGGACCTTAAGGATGCATCCCTCTCCGGCGACGGCTCCTCGATGATGAGGAACGGCCGCATCGGCATCATCGACCGCTTCCCGGTCTTCAGCTCGAACCAGGTCGCAACCTCTACCGACGGCACGACCACGGTGCATAACTGCATCTTCGGCCATGTGTCGGCCATCACGTTTGCCTCGCAGCTCATCGAAAACCGCGTCATCCCCAACCCGGACGACTTCGGGGATGTCATGGAAGGCCTCCAGGTTTACGGCTTCGAGACCATTAAACCGGAAGCTCTCGGTCATTTCTACGCGACCAAGGGATAACCCCATAACCCCGGACCGGTAATTAGGCCGGTCCGGGACCCCAGCATTAAAGGAGAATAAGCATGAGCACTTACAACAGCACGAAAGGGGATACCCGTGTAGCCGCGATGGATTACGGACAGCTTTTCGTGGCGCGAATCCCCATTGTGGTGTCGGAAATCATCGCCGCCCACGAGACCTTAACCACAAACGGCTACATCACGATCGCGGATATTATCCAGCTCTGGGATGTCCCGAAAGCGGCTATCCTGCTTCCCGGCCTCGGATCGTTTAAGACCGTCGTAGCAGGAACGGCAAGCGCAACGGGAGATATCGGCATCGCGGGAAGCACCGAGATTTTCAACGCCACCGCTCTCGACGGCGCGGCGGGAACCATTGCCTTCGTTGCCGACGACGCGACGTGGGGAACCGACAACTACGGCGGGTACGATTTCGAAGCTACCGACACCATCGACTTCACTGTCCGTGCGGCAAACCTTGCGGCGGGGTCGTTCCTTCTGTTCCTGCCCGGCTACATGGCGGAGTAGTCAACGTTTCCATAAACCGCTCCGGGCGCGAACGCCCGGAGCATTAAACGACAACAGGAGGTTTGAATCATGGCGCTGGACCCGAAAGGAAAATACCTGATTCAGGATGGAGGACACATCTATCCATGGACGAAGCAACTGGCAACGAGAAAGGACATGAGACCCTACGATCCCGAGAATAAGGGGTTAGCCTTTGAGCCCACGGCCGACGAGAAGCGGGTGCCGATCGAGCTTCAGGGGAAGAGCTTCATGGTAGAGGCTTCACTCCATGCGGTCCTCACCGAGATGGGCGGGGTGCTGGTTAAGATGCAAGCCGAGAACAAGGAGTTGAAGGAGAAAGCGGAGTCCTTCGACGCCTTCAAGGAACGCCTGGAGACTGATAACCTCGATCTCCAGGAACAGCTTGAGAAGGCCAAGTCCGAACTCGAACCCTTCACGAAGGTCAACGGGCCCTCAGAAGCCCAGCCGGATAAGAAAGGCAGGAAGTAAGTGGGAACGATCCTCGCCAGCGACATTTTTTCCGAGTGCGACGGGGTCCTTCTGGATGCCGACAAGGTGCGATGGACGGATGCCGAAAAGCTCCGCTACCTCAATGCAGGCCAGCGGCAGGCTGTAATTTTCAAGCCCGACGTCTACACCCTGAGCGAGACCTACAAGCTCGCAGCCGGAACCAGGCAGAGCGTTCCGGACGGGACCTCGGCGTTCCAAACCCCGGCAGGCGTTACCATCAAGGAGTGCGTCCAGTTACTCAGGCTGGTCCGCAACATGGGCGTTACAGGCCTTGTGGCGGGGCCTGCGATAACTCCGGTAGGAATGGACTTTCTGGACGCCTACAATCCGGACTGGCACTCGGCTACCGCCAATGCCATCGTGAAACACTACGTTTACAACGAAGAGGACACCCGGCACTTTTACGTCACTCCCCCGCAACCGGCGGCATCTCAGGGGTATGTGGAGGCCGTCTTTTCCGCCGTTCCCGACAATGTTGCCGCCCTGGCGGGGCCGAGTTACGCAGTGGCAATATCGATTTCCGACGTCTATAAGGACACCTTGGTCAACTTCATCCTGTTTCGCTGCTACGCGAAGGACGCGGCGTTTTCTCCCTTTAATGCGGCCAGAGCGACGGAATACTGGAATCTCTTTGTCCTTGGACTCGAACGAAAAGATCTGGTGAGGCGGGAGTACAGCCCGAACCAAAAGCGGCCCAACCCGTCAACGGAGTGAAGGAGAATATTATGAAAAAGATCGTCTTTGTTGTGGCATTGGCCGTTTTTATGATGGCGATTACCCCCGCCTTCGCGGATAACACGCTCTCGTCTGTGACGGGAGTGGCTACCGCTACCACCGCTACCTTCAACATTCGCGGCAACCAGGGGGCGGCCCAAATCTTCCTGAAATACGGCAAAGGGGACGGGACCAGCGTTGCCGTCTCATCCATTGAATTCGTCATCCCGCAACTCGGCTCGACGCTTTACAAGGTGCCTGCCTCGGCCACCTCCGGTACTACTCTCGGCAACTACACCCTGACGTTGAGCGCAACCGGGAATTACATCGTCACCATGGCATACGTCCCGAGGGAAGCGACAAGCATGAAGATCACGATCGCTTTCACCGGAGGGACAACTCAGACCTTGCAGCTCGACGCCAAGGTCGACGTGAACTAGGGGTAAAAAAATGAAAAAGTCACTCCTTGCAATCGTTATCGCTCTATTCATGGCTGTCCCCGCCTTTTCCGTTGGCCCTCCGGGATCGGGTGGCGTATCGTCCGGCATCCAGACGGCCGCAGATTGTAACGTAGCCGCATATTACGCCATAGGCACTCTATGCCAGCAGACCGGAGATGGAAAGCTCTTCAAGGGCACCGGGGCTGCCGTGGAGGAGATTACGGCCGGAGTTGGTATAGCGGCCGATGGCTCCGTGCCGTTCACCGGAAAAGAAACATTCGGAGCAGGTCTTGCAACGAAAAACGGGACGACATCGCCTGGATTCATAGACTTCTACGAGGACGGGGACGAGGCGGGCAGTCATTATTTCAGGCTCTACGGACCGGAAGCCCTGGCCGATAGCATCTTCATTAAGCTTCCTGCCATGGCGGGGAATACAGGCGGGATGCTCTATTTCAGTGCAGCCAATACCCTCTCCATTGCGGATGCAGGAGCGCAGGGGAAGATATGGCAGATGGGAGCGGCTATCCCCGCATGGTCTACAGGGGTACTCACTGAAGGTGCAAACACCTTTAATTACACCCTCGGCACGGCCTCCCTCGACGTAGCCGCGGGAGCAGCGCTGAACATCGATACTTCTTTGCAGACTACCACGGGAGCCATTATTTTAGTGGGACAGGCTGGAGGATCGAGTGTCACGGTTCCAGCTTCCGGCACCCTTGCCACCACAACCTACGTCCCCACCACCATCACCGTAGCCGACACGGCCGACACCACTACCTTTGTCTCCTTGTTTGAAGACGCTACGGGAGATAGAGGACCCAAGACAGACGCCGGGATCACCTACAACGCATCTTCCGGCATGCTGACCGTCACGGGC